AACAAGCGGATAGTGGTGGTTCAAATGCTATAATGTTAAGAGCAATTAATTCTCAGGTTGAACTTCAAGGAAGATTAAATAAAGAATTAGAAGACGCACAAAAACGTTTTGAATATTATGGTTCAGCAGCAAACAACGCATCAGCAAAAGTAGACAAACTTACAAATAGCGGAACTAAATACGTTGAGCAAACTAAAGATAAAGTTGATAAGGTAGAAAAAAACAACGACAAAGAATTTGAAAGCTATGATAAATTAGAATATAAAAAAGCTGAGTTATTAAAACATTCAGAACTTACTTTACAAGGACATATTAATGAAACAGTAAAACTTCAAACGGATGCAGCGGAACACGAATTAGCAATACTTGAAGCTAAAGCAACAAGAGCTGCTCAAATAGATGAAGCATCACATTCTAAAAAAGTAGAATTAGCAAAAGCAGGATTAAGTGCTATTGCACAAATAACAGAACTATTTGGAAAGAAAAGCGAGAAAGCAGCAAAACAAGCATTTAAGATACAAAAGGCTGCAAATATTGCATCAGCGTTAGTAACTACTTACCAAAGTGCAACTGCGGCTTACGCATCACAATTCACGCCTTTACCTGACCCAAGTTCTCCTGTTCGTGGAGCAATCGCAGCAGGTATTGCAATAGCATCAGGTTTAGCAAACGTAGCTAAAATTGGACAACAAAAATTTGAAGGTGGCGCACCAAGTGGTGGCGGTGGAGGTGGCAATAATGCAGGTGGCGGTGGAACTGTTGTATCTCCAAACTTTAACGTAGTAGGTAACTCAGGAATCAATCAGTTAGCACAAATTCAACAAACACCAACGAAGGCTTATGTAGTTTCAGGAGATATGTCAACTGCACAATCATTGGATAGAAACAGAATTGAAAATGCAACATTAGTACAATAATTAAGTTTATAAATTATGAAAATAGTTGAATTAGTAATTGACGAAAAGGACTCACTAAGCGGAATTGACGCAGTTTCTGTAGTACATTCTCCTGCTATTGAGGAAAACTTTATTGCACTAGCAAAACACGAAATAGAACTTAAAGAAGTAGACGCTGAGAAAAAGATTATTATGGGAGCAGCATTAGTTCCTAATAAACAAATCTACCGAGTAAACGAAAAGACGAAAGAGGAATACTACATATACTTTTCTGAGGACACAGTTCGTAAAGCATCAGAGTTATTTTTAATGAACTCAAATCAAAACAACGCAACATACGAACACGACAAGAAGTTAAAAGGAATGTCAGTTGTAGAAAGTTGGATAATTGACGATAGTAAATCGGATAAATCCCGATTTTATGGCTTTGATTTGCCAAAAGGAACTTGGATGATATCAATGAAGGTAAACAACGAGCAAGTTTGGCAAGATGTTAAAGAAGGTAAAGTAAAAGGATTCTCAATCGAAGGTTATTTTGCTGACAAGTTAGAAATGTCAATGTTAAGTGAAGAGGATTTATTAATTGAAAAAATCAAACAAATAATTTTAGAAGATGGCAAAAAGTAAAACACCAAGTTATTCTAGTCCAAAAGGAGGACGCAGAGGATGTCTATGCGAAAACGGAAAATATTCCACTAAATGTTGCGATGGTAGTCTACAGGCACAGGGCATAGGAATGATTACAGGGACTGAAAGCGTTACCGTAACAATTAGTTCAGGTGTAACAACGATAGTTCGTCAGAACGGATAAAAATGCAACAAAGTAAGAATTAACAAGTTTATATAAAAAAGACGAAAATGAAAAATAGCACAATTAACAAAATCAAATCACTTTTAGGAATGGAAGTGAAATTAGAACAAATGATGTTGATAGATGGAACTACGGTTTTAGAAGCAGACGCATTTGAAATGGACAACGAAGTTTTTATTGTTACTCCTGACGAGCAAATGATTCCTTTACCTATTGGTGAATACGAATTAGAAAATGGAATGATTTTAGTAGTTGCAGTAGAAGGTATCATTGCAGAAGTTAAAGAAGCAGTAGTTGAAGAAGAAGTTGCTCCTGAAGAACAAGTTGCTCCTGAAGTACCTGTTGAAGCAGAATCTGTAACACCATCTGCTAAGAAAACAGTTGAGTCTATTGTTAAAGAAACTTTCTTCTCAGAAATCGAAGCACTTAAAAACGAAAATATTGAATTGAAAGCGAAATTGGAAATGCTTTCTAAAGTTGAAGTAGTTACAGAAGAAGTAACCGAACTTGCAGAAGAACCTAAACCAATTAGTTTTAATCCTGAAAACACGAATGTAGTAGAGCCTTTCCGTTTTGAGAAAAACAGACAACGTTCAACTATCGATTCAATCTTTGAAAAATTAAACAAATAATATTAACTAACAAACATTTTTAAAAAATGGCAACTACAACATCAATTACAACAACTTACGCAGGAGAAAATGCAGGTAAGTACATCGCAGCAGCTTTATTGTCTGCACCAACATTGGACAAAGGTGGTATCACTATCGTTCCTAACGTAAAATTCAAACAAGTAATCAAACGTGTGGCTACGGATGACATCATCAAGAACGCTACTTGCGACTTCGATGCTACATCTACAATTACACTTACTGAGAAAGTTCTTCAACCTGAGGAGTTCCAAGTTAACTTACAATTGTGTAAAAAAGACTTCGTTTCCGATTGGGAAGCAATTTCTATGGGTTACTCAGCATTCGAAGTAATGCCTAAAAACTTTACAGATTTCTTATTGGCACACGCAATTGAGAAAGTTGCTGCTGCAATGGAGACATCTATTTGGACAGGAGTTAACGCAACTGCAGGTCAGTTCGCAGGTTTAATGACACAACTTACTACTGATGCTGCTTTACCTGCTGCACAAGAAATCGCTGCAGTTGGTGGTGGAGTTCTTGCTTCTAACGTTATTGCTGAATTAGGTAAAATCGTTGATGCTGCTCCTGCAACTATCTACGGAAAAGAAGATTTAAGTATCTATGTATCTAACAACATCTACCGTGCTTATGTACGTGCTTTGGGTGGATTCGCTGCTTCAGGAGTTGGTGCTAATGGTTACGATAACAAAGGAACAAACCAAACAATCAACGATTTGTACTTTGACGGAGTTCGTATCTTCTTAGCTAACGGATTAGCTGCTAACACTGCTTTACTTGCTCAAAAATCTAACTTGTACTTCGCTACAGGATTGATGAATGATATGAACCAAGTTAAAGTTTTGGATATGGGAGATTTGGACGGTTCTCAGAACGTTCGAGTAATTCTTAGATTTACCGCAGATGCTAAATACGGTTTCGCTTCAGACGTAGTTACTTACGGAATCACAAACGCTGCTAACTAAAATTAACAGACAATCATTAAAAGGGGAGGTAAAGTGCCTTCCCTTTTTTGTTTAATCTAAAATAAAATATATAGAAAATGTGCGAAATAACAACAGGTAGACTTGAGGTCTGCAAAGACGTAGTAGGTGGGATTGATGCCATTTACTTCATTAATTACGGAGATTACAACGCAGCAGCTGACGTAGTGTATACTGCTTCTACAGATACGATTGATACAATTGCTAACGTAACTTCTCTTTTTAAATACCAACTTAAAGGAACGAATACATTTGACCAAGTTATCACAACTTCACGTGAGAACGGAACTTCATTTGTAGAGCAAACTTTATCAGTAGTTTTGAAAAAACAAGATGCTGCTACACACAAGACAGTTAAATTACTTTCTTACGGACGTCCTAACGTAATTATCAAAACACGTAACAACCAATTCTTTCTTGCAGGTTTAGAACACGGAATGGAATTGACTACTGCTAACGTGTCAAATGGTACTGCGATGGGTGATTTAGTAGGATATACTTTGACTTTTGTAGGTACAGAGAAACTTTTGGCCAATCTATTAGATGCAAATACTGAAACAGGTGCTACAGGACTTGTAGGAAATGCAACAGCTGTGTTCGGAGCAACTACAACAATCGTTGCTTCTTAATTACTTTTTAATAGCTTAATTGAAGGGGTGGCTTAGGTTACCCCTTTTTTATTTGCAACAAAAACGGATTATTTAAGTTTATAAAGTATGATAGTATTAACGCCTTCTACATCAGCTCAGACCTTTTCGTTTATTCCTCGTTTTGAGAATTACACAACGATGACTATAACTGATGAACAAACCAATGTAACTCAAACAATAACGATTACAAGCTCAACTCAAGGAGCGTATGTAAACACGATTACTGCAACGTTTGCTTTAAAAAACAATCACGGATATACATTACTATTAACTAACGGGTCAACTATTTGTCACAAGGATAAAATCTTCTGTACAAATCAATCTATATCAACATTCTCCGTAAACAACGGAGCATACACTTCTAATACCACAACAAACACTTACATAGTTTATGAGTGATAACTTACACATACTAAGCCTAAGTGCTTATACAA